CAGCTTTTATATCAGTTATTGTAGCTACTAATGTGAAGAAAAAGAGAAGTGTTAGAAGTAGTTTCACCTAGCATCTCCATCTTTTTCTTGCTTGTCGTAATCTTGAATTCGGATCTTTAGCTGCTTTGGGAAATTGTTTCATTTGACCAGCAGATCTAGCACAGTAAGATTTTCTACGTTTTGCAGCTTTACTACCTTTCTTTACTTTACCTGTAACAGCAGTTTTTAATTTAGAACCAGGATTATCTGCCCTGTATTTCTTTACTCCTGCTTTAGTCATTCCCGCCCCAGATTTAGTGGAGCGGAAATATTTTTTAGTTTTTGGTGGTTGCTTATCAGCCATATTCTACCTTAGCAATAGAAGAACGTCACCGCATCGATATTTGTTAAAACAGAAACATTAATGTCACTGACACGAATACCATTAGACGGGATATTTACTGAGTGCGTAGTAGATGCGTTGAAATCAAGATCAACAACAGTAGAACCACCATTACCATCGGTAACGGTGAGTCGAGGCGTGCCTGCCGCTGTTTTCAACTGTATCTGGCGGATACGTGCAGGACCAACACCGACAGAGCCGGTAGCAGTAATGCGTTTTGATTTTACGTCAGAATCAGCCATTATTTATCTCCTTACGCTATTGTTGCACCTTGAACTGAAGTTGCGACCCAACCAATAGTGCTATTCCAAACTAAAGTAGCTGATTCAGCTACTGCATCGAACGTAATTGTAGTTCCATTTGCAAAAGTAGTTGGAGTTAAAGTCCCATCTCCACCATCAACAATCATGTTAATAATTTTAATTTGACCTGAAGTTGTACCATCAGCTAAAGTTAATGCATCAGCTCCAGTAGTAGTTAATTCAGTTACTAAGTTAGTTAGATCAACTGCACCAGCACCTGATAAAGTTTGAACACCACCTGTAATACTTTTGCCGTATGTAGCATTAGTTGTGATTGCTCCTGTAGTTGCGTTTTTTGTTACAAAATCGAAACCGTTTTCGGATCTGACTGGACCTGAAAATGTTGTATTTGCCATTATAAACCTCCTAGGTTGTATAGACCGATCACATGGTCTCTATACCGTCTGACTAGCTCAGTCCATGTAATCTATTATGCTAGTTCTTAATTAGTACCATAAAAAAAGGGGGCGTGAAAGCCCCCTCATAAGTTTATTTATTGTGCGGACTATGCAGCACCTGGAGAACCAAATACACATCTAGGATCTGAGAAACCGAATGAGTATCTCTCTCTAGCTTTGTATCTTACGTTACCAGTATCAAAGTCACCTTCCATAGATGTTCTAATTGGGGATCTTTGGAATAACTTAAATCCATTAGGAATGTCAGTCTTGATAAAGAATGCATCTGGATCTGTTAAGTAGTGGTTTACAACATAACCTTCAGGAATCATGCCCATATTTCTTGTGGCATTGATATCATTATCTGCTGTTCCAACTCTTAACTGTGACTGTGTAAGTCTTTCAGCTACGAATTGTAACTCAGAAGGAATGATAAGCTTTCTTCCCTGTGTTGAAATTAATAAACCTCTTTCGTCAACAAATGCAGCGATGTCTATTAAAGACTGCTCCAATGAAGTTTCGTTTAGGTCAGCAGCAGTTCCTAATTCGTTTGCGAATGTTCCTGCTACAATTGGGTGTACTGCAGAGCAAAGTTCAACGCCGTCACCACCAGCAAAGTTACCATCAAACGCATTGTTTAATACGTTTGCAGCTTTAACCTGCTTAGTGTTTGCCATGGAACGTGCAAGTGCTTTTGTGTATCTTGCTGAGATTCTGTCATAAAGATTATCTTCAACAGCTTCTTCAGTGATTGCAAAACCAAGTGCAATTGTTTCATGTGTGTAACGTGCTGTGAAAGTTTCTGTCGCATTGTCATAAACAATTGACCCACCTTCACTCTTTGTTCTCGCATTACCAAAACCTGATAACATTACTTCTTCTTCGAATGCTCTGTCGGAAGATTCTGTATCAAATATTTGTGAATGCTCTGCATCGTAACGTCCGTACTCCAGGCCAAATAGTGCGTTTAGACCGGGCTCTAACTCTTTAACGAGTTGACTTCTAGATATAGCCATAGTTTAACCTCCTATACGCCTGTTGTGTCTGTTAGTGAGTGTAAGTTAATCTTAACTTGAATCGCTGCATTTGCTGCAGTGAAGTCAGAATTTTCAACATCAGTTGAAAGTCCTACAACTCTAAAATTAGCGCCAGCGTTTGTAGTAAAAGTGCTACCGTCAACAACAACGTTTGAGATTCCATCAGTTGATGAACCTGCACTGTATGTTGCGATGTTACAGTTTGTACCTACTTGCGCTTGACCGCCGTTAGTGTCGTCAACTTTGACCTCGAATACTACATTCGGATCATCAATGACGTATGCTTTAATATCATCAGCTGCTATGCTGCCTGGATAGTGGTTACTCCAAGTTGGTTTACCTGTTGTTGGATCAGTGTATTCACAACCATTAAAAATACCAATAAGTTCAGCACCAGCAGTTGAACCGACATCAATAGCACCATTTGCGACCAATATTACAGGGTCGCCTTGATATATCGCGGAACCTTCATTATTCCCGATTTTGTACTCATTCTGGCCTTGACCATTGTAAGCAGCACCGAGCATCTTGACAGGCTTGAATCCGTAATATCCAGCTTGATTTGCCATAGTTCTTCTCCTTTATTATTAAGTGTGCTTTATTCGGTCTTCTTAGGACCTCCAAAAGACACACGACTCTGCCTATCAACATTGACAGGCATGCTTGGATGTTGTTCCCTTAAAGGATCTGTTTCCCAAGCTTCAGTCTGTTGATCAGTCTTTCGCTTGTAGTGAGCATTACGCTCTAAAACAGTTTCTTCAGGGATTCTTGCCAATAGCAAGTCACCTACGCTGATGACACCCTCATAAGCTTTGATACTTCCATTGTAAGCAGCGTATAAATTGCCGGTATATTGGTCAGCTCTGACTAATTCCCAGCCCTCTCTGAGTCTAGCGTTGATATTTTTAGTATCATCCGCTCCATTTACACGATGACGAAGCCATCTTTGCTTATATCCATCAGGACATGGTGGTGCGTCTAATTGAGACGGTGGCTGCCAAGGTTTTCTACGTTCCTCGGTTGCCCTTGTTTGTGCACTTCTTGGTGTTTTATTATCTGTCATGTTGTACCTCCTAAACGTACTTAGCATATTCACTTAGAGGAACTCCAAGCTTATTTGCTATTTTTACCTGACTAGGAGTTAACCTAACAGATTTGCGCCCACTGGTTGCAGACCTTGATGCAGAGGCAACGGGTTGGGCGATTTTGTTGCTTCTGGTAGCCTGATCCTCGCCCTTCGAAAAGGACTCTGGAAACTTGTTTTTAACTCTATTAGTTAATTCATCATAGTAGTCATCTGATTCAGTGTCAAACCCTTCTGCTACTAAACCACGATGAATTCTTTGAGCAAAATCAGTCATTTCTTCATCTTGTCTAAACCACGTATTCTTTTCAGCCCAAGCTAATGCTTTAGATGAAGGTTGTGGTCTACTTTGTGGTTGTTGAGGAGTTGACTGTTGATCAATTTCTTTTTGAAATTGTTCATATTCTTGCTCTTTTTTTGACTTTGTAACTCTAATTCTTTCAGCCTCTAAATCTAATTTAGTTAAAGCTTGGCGAGCTTCTTCTTCAAGTTGAAAATCACCAGCTTCTCTAGCTCTTATCAAATTTTGACGTGCAAGATCAGAAGCCATTTTATTTCGTACTTCACTTTCAGACATATAACCTTTGTCAATGTCATAAGTTTTCTTTTTAGCTTCTGATAGTTCTTTTTGAACGTTTTGAGCATACATGAAAGCAGCCTCTTTTTCTCTTTCGGCTTCTCTCAATTTCCAAGTCATTTTATCAATTCGTTTTTTGACTTTATCTGAGTATTGATCCATTTCACCTTGTTGTTCTTCTTCCTGAACTTCAGGCTTTAAAGGATCTTTTTCTTCAGTTTTTACTTCTTCATACGTGTCGGGTTTTACTGTGCCGTGAGACTTATCTTCAAGTTCTATTTCAGCACCTTCACCTGACGTATCCAAATCGACCATTTTGTCTTTCTGAGCAGATGTTATTTCTGTTTGCATGGTACCTCCCATGTTATAGTATTGTTAGTATGTCCTCTGGATTATCCACTGTGCCGAGTATCTCGTCATCATTGAGTAATCTTACTTCCCCACCTTCAATTTTAAGTCTAGATCCTGCGTATCTGCCAAACACAACCCAATCACCTTGTTTACACCAAGGACCATTAGGAAACTTTTCTTTATCTTGATATGCATCTGCACCGACTGCTAAAACCATAGCAACAGACGCTGTTAATTGTGAGTCTTCTAAAGTCTTATCCGTTAAAATAACTCCACCTTTAGTTTTTTCTTTTGCTTTAAAAGGTAAAACTAAAATTCTCCAACCAACAGGTTGTGGAAGTTTTTCTAATTCTTTTTTATCTTCTGCTACGCCCTGTGAAGGGTTTGCCATTTTTTTCTTTATGTCCTCAGGGACATATAAAGTCTTAGTCATCTATTTTCTCCTCTTGATCCAGCAGGCGAGAAATTTCCTGTTGGCATATGTCAAGCATATGTAACTTTCCTTGAATATACTTGTAATCTTCAAAGTTTTCAACCCCTTGTGTCAAATGTTCATGAAGTTGTTCTTTGAGTGTTTTTAGTTCTTTTTGATAATTATGAATTACAAAGATGCTCATACGTAAGCATTAACTCCTGGTATTCTTTTTTCAAAAACTTTATTTTGTCCATCTTTAGCACAATGCCATGTTTGTTCATGACCTTGATTAACTCCATAATTATTCCTTTGCATTTTACCTAAGCCTGATTTTACTGCTTCAGCTACTGAATTAAGAGCATAGTCATCACCAACCATAACACCCGTTTGTTTTAGTTTAGGCCACCAATTGATAATATCATCTTCGACAGCGTCATATTCATGTGCACCGTCAACCATAATATAATCAACAGATTCGTCTTTAAATTGATTTAAAATTTCTTCTGAATCCGATCTACCTTGACAAGGTATAACCATATTTCTTCCAATAAAAAATTGTAAATTATCTTTGAATATTGATGAGAAGTCTTTTGGTAGTTTTATATTAGCATGTTCTGTTGAACCTTCAAAAGTATCAACGCAATATATTTTTACATCTTCTTTTCCCGCATTGTAAAGAGCGGTTGCAAGATAGTGTGTCGATCTACCTAGAAAAGATCCAATTTCTACAATGACACCATCATCGGCTATTTGATCTACAACGATGTCGTAAGTTTCTGAGTAATTGAACCACCCAGGTATCGTAAAATAGGTGTGTTTCATAGTTAAGAATATCCTTATTTGTTTGTCTTAACTATTTGTATCTTTTTATAATTAATTTTCAACCCTTGTGGTGTTGGTCCTCTTTTAGGAGGAACTGTTGTTGTTAGTTTCTGTTTCTTCATGTTCGCATATGGTGCATTCGCACATACAAGTTGAACAACAATGGCATAAGCAGTCACACTTTATGCATTTTGTTGTCATTTCTTTTTAGTAATTAAACCCATAGCACCTTTTGCCCCCTTGATGCCGAAGCTGGCCGAGCAGGCGATATATAAGAGATGCTTATAATAATCAGGGAGTGAGTGTAGTGCCTCAAACCCTGCTTTAATGTGTGGAGTCCATCCGGGAATAAACACTGCCACCGCTGGAACCAACAAGCATATTAAAATTAGTTCGTCTTTCCACGATCCCTTCATTTGGTCAACTGCAGTAGCCTCCCAGCTAATTTTTCCTGCTATTTGTTGTTCTTTTAAGCTTTTTTGTGCCTTAATTTCAGTCAAAGCAAGATCCGCTTTTGCCTTTTTAGTCTCTACAAAGCCAGTAACAGCGTCTTTAATCATTCCAGCTACTGGACCAGCTAATAAACTAATCATTTTGACCTCTATTTGGTTGATTTTGACGTTGTATTGCTACATCTGCACGTAAATTAGCTAAATCATAGTCTTTTTGTAATTTTTTAGCGTCAAAAGCTTGCTTGTAATCAAATTGATTCTCTTTTAATGCTTGATTTTCACCTTTTAGTTGAGCTTGCATCTCCATTTCAGACTGTTTTAAAGCTAACTCTTGTTGTTTGAGTAAAACAAGAGGATCCATGTTTTGATCCTGCATAGATTCCTGTTCTTCCGTAACCATTTGTTCTGTAATTTTTACAATTTCATTATCTATTGCAGTTGCTCTTTGAGCTTGTAGTGCTTGTAAAGCCTCTGGTGGTACTTGTTCACCAAATTGTTGACGTAATTTTTCTGCTTCTTCTACCATTGCTTGATCAACAGTTTGTGTAGCAAGTAAAGAAGTATGTTGCATGATGTGAGAAACTAAATTCATAACTGCCATTGGATTAGCTTTCACTAAAACAGATGACATAAATGTTCTGTGTGCTTTAATGTGAAGTTCATGATTTTGTTGTGGAAAAGCTTGTAAAGGAGCACCACGTAAAACAACACTATGTTCCATAGCTGGATCTTGTGGTTGAGGTTGTGGTGGTATTGGAAGTATTTGTTCAATATCTTTAATACCTAAAGCTATATACATTCTTCTGTAAGCTTCTCGTAAATTATGCATCTGAGGGTTACTCTGGGCAAGTTGTAATTGGTTTTGTGCTAACGTCACACGTTGTGACATGGAGAAAATATTTGGATCTGATACAGGTAAGATATCTATATTGTCATCAAAATCGAGAGCCTTAATTTGTCTAGGTCCACCTTGAACATTAAAAGGATATACAGGTGGAAGAGCTACTTTAAAAATTTTAGCTAATAACTTAAATTCTTTCTTTTGAGCAAAGTGTAATCTTTTGTGAACAGCAGACATAACTTTTGTGCCACGTTCCATAAGAGCCATGGTGGTACCCACAGGAGTTTGTGATTTACCTATTTCAGATGTTTGCATATCTGCAACGGTTGCAAATTGTTTTGCAGCATCTACACAGAAGCCTAGTAGTTGCATAAGAACTTGGTCAGGACCTTTGTAAGGTAAAGGCATTAATGCTTCACGAATAATTCCATTAGGTGCATCAACATCTCTAAACTCACCAGGTTGTAATGGTTGATCATCATCACGTATTCTTAAACCACGTGACTTATAACCTGCTGGTAGATTAGATAAAGTACCTGCATCTAATAGTTGTCTTAATGCTGTTGTGGCAGTTCTTGTCAAACCACCAATCATGTGGATTAAACCAAAGCCATAAAAACCTAAACCCGGTAAAAACTTGTAGTGAACAAAATATTCATTTTTCCTTTTTAGTGGATCTCCTTCAACATAATTTCTATATATAGATAAAACTTTATTTGACGATCTATCTATAGTAACAACATAAGGTAGCTTAATTCCACTAGGTTCGCCATCCTTTGGGTTTAAATCTTCAAAACCTTCTAAATCTAAATCAACATGCATTTCATATAATTCAGACATGTCATCCATTTGATAGCTGTTTGGATTTACACCATCTATTCTATCCATTTTTTCTTGAAGACCTGACTCATCATCACCATCGTATGCTTGTAAATCTACGTCACGATAGAATCCAGAAACTTGTTTCTTTCTCAAATCGTTCATAGACATTTTTACAATTTGTGAAATTCGATCACAGCTGTCTAAGTCTGATGCTCCGTAAGGAACAATAATATCTTCTGCAGGAATAAACTTTGATGTAGCTCTACCTTGAACTTCATCATAGTAAACTTTTTTAAATGCACTTCCTGATAAAGGTAATTGAAATAACAATTGATCCATTTCAGGATTATAATCTTCCATGACATGAGTAATCTCATAATTCATGTATTCTTTTACACGTTCTGCTGCTAATTGAAGTTGTTCATTGTTTGCACCAACAACTTGAGTTCTAACAGGACCATCACTAGGTAATAATTCAACATAAGCCATCGCTTGAAATTGTGTAACAGCTTGAGCTAAGACAGGATGATTAACGCTTGCAGCACCTCTGAATGGTCTGGTGCGTTCTTCATATTTGAAACCTAATAAATCTAAACCTTTGGTATAAGCAGTTTCCCAATCTTCTCTAGAGGATCTGTCATTTTCGACTTTATCCATAAGGTCATTAGAAAGAGATTGTAAATACCCTTCATCTAAAATTTCTGCTAAGTTTGAATTGAATCCTGATTCTTCTGGTATGTCTACATCACCAACTATCGCTGAACCATCTTCAATTATTTCTACACTATCTTCTACTTGATCAGGAGATAGATTCACCTCTATTTGACTGCCTACTTCTTCAATATCAATTTTATCATCACCTCCAGGACCAATTGCTTTTGCATCGTTAATGTCGCTTGGATCACGTGATGAGCTGTTAAATTTATCTACCATATTCGCCGTATATATCTGTTATAGAAACTAAACTATCTTTATCAATAGTTCCACCTGATTTTTTCTTAAATAAGTACATTGGTTCTTCCAATTTGGAAGGATCAAATGATATAGTATACATATCAATTGCGCTAGGGTTATATTCCATAATCTTTATAAGTGCATCATCTGCGCTTTCACCTTCTTTTAAAGGTATCATACGATATCCTACATCCGTGGCATCTCCACGACCTTCTACAAGGTAGTAATCCATCATTTGACCTGGTGCAATTTCTCTAGTCAAAACTATTGTACCTGGTTCATTTACTCCACTTGCAATTCTAGTTATTTCCTCATCATAATATTTGTCCCTATCCGCATCTGATATTTCTTTTCTAGTTTCTATTTGTTTTAATATCTGAAACTCTCCGTCTGGATTTTTATTAAGAAATGTCACACCACGATTAGTTTTACTTGAATCAATAATCTTTTCTACATTTAATGTACCATCATACTTTTTTGCAATGTTCTTTAATTGTTGAACACCTACTTTGTCATACAAGTTTTGAAACTTCTTTTTTGCTTCATCCGAACTCTTACCCCAACGAGGGTTAGCACCTATATCAGCAGGCATAATAGCCACTCGATCGATATCTTTTTGTTTTGCTGCTTTGATTGTTGATTTAATTAATAGATCTACATAGTCTGCTTGTTTATTAAAAGGTATGGGTGGAAATGATTCTAATGTTTTCATATTATAACCACTTGGTAGATAAGTATCTGTCTCTCCAATTCGTTGTAATTCCTCTCGGTTGCTTGTAGAGGGTACTTTAAAATCTTTAAGCTTTTCTTGATAGTTTGAACTTCGATTCATGGACATCAAGTCATCAAGAATTTTTGTTTGTTCTTGTGCTAAATCAAAAATCTTAGTCTTGTAAGCAGGGTCTGTGTATTGCTCAACGTTTGCCATACTTAGTTTGTTAATATCATCTTGTATTGCATTTAGGTTGCGTGTTTTTTCTGGAATTAATTCTTTCGCAACAATGTTAGGGAAAGGTTGAATTAAATTATCTTGTGCTAAGTCATTTAATAGACTCTCTGGATATTTTTGATCAAACTGTCTTAATTTATTTGTGGCATAGTCAACGTTTCCGGGACCCAAGTTTCGAGCCTGTTCTACTTGATTAACTAGATCGGCACGTTGTCTTTTCAGTGCATTAACCATTGCAAACAAGCGTTCTTGTTCTTTACGAACTTCGGTTAGCATATCAGTTTGCATTTCTTGAATGACTGCCACTTTTTGATTGTCAGCATTCTTGTATGTTCCTACACGAGTGAAACCTAAAACATTCGGTTCTTGATAGTGTCCTGAATTAACAAAAACTTTTTCTTGTCCGGGTAGTTGAGGGACGTTAACTACAACTTCAAAATACTCATCCGCAGCTTCATCAATTTTAGCACTACCTGCACCTTTATGTCTTGCTCTTCCTTGATCTGCATCAAAGTCTAATAAATCTCTTCCTGTGCTACCCGGCACAAAAGTTTCAGCAGGGTCTCGTCGAGTGGATTCTTTCACACGCACTTCTAAATTACCTAAGGGTGACATGTCATAGAGACTTTCTAAGTCTTGTTTTGTAATTTTTTTGTTAGGAAAAAACTTTTCAGTATCTTCTAGATATTGCAAAATTCCTGTATCCATCATTTCTGCTTCAGGAACTTTTCTTCCTTTAATTAAAAATTCTCTCCAACCTTGAGGTGTTGAAGCCTTCGGTGCATTTTGACTATTGAGTTGATCGAGAAAAAATGATTTGAAAAAGAAATCTTGTCTTCCTGCAGGCAACGGTGCAATCTCCTGTGAACCTGTTGGTGCCGGTATAGGATCTCTTGCTTCTTCTATTTGTTTCACATTAGATGGTGTTGCCATCGCTTTGGGTTTTTTGAAAACTTTAAAGAGATTCAATAAATTTGCTGCTTGTAAATTACCTGAATCTACGGCTTCTTGAAAATAGTCTTGGTCTACTGCAGGGTCAGGTGAGAATTGTTGTTGATTAATATTTTGCAACGGATCACCGCCCATGGCCATACGTACAGGTTTGACTTCTCCACCTTTTTTCATTTTTAAGTCATCAATTATTTCTACAGGTATATCTTCATCAATAAAACCTGAAGCAAGATTAGTGGGTCCACCTTTAGGTTCAACTTTTTTAGGTTTGTAATTTTTTTGTTTTGAGATTTGTTTAAAATGATTTTCTAAACTTTCTATTAAACTTATTAAGCCTGGTTGTTCTTCAATACCTACTTTTATAAATTCATCACCCTCTAAACCCTCTGGTAATATTTTTCCATATGCTACCGTTCCTAATTTTTTTGCACGCTTATCTAATAAATTTAATGCTTCTTGTTGAATAGGTGTTAATTTACCACCCTGTTCATTTGCAGCGTTTATAATTTCTTTAAATGAACTTTCAATTTCTTGATGAGATAAAATATTTGTTCTTGCAAAAGAAAGTCTCGATGAACCTTTTAGTCCACCAACTCCTTGAAATTGTCCTTTAACAGTTCGAAGAGGAAAATTATGTGATATTTGAAGTTTAAAATCATTTACATTTAAGTTTTTAAACTGCTTTGGAAAACGTTTTTTATAATCATTAAACATTTCTTTAATGATTTTGTCTCCCTGTATTCTCTGTTTATCTAAAACTTTTATTGTATCTAAATCTTCTGCAAACTGTTTTTTCCAATCAATGCCTTTCATAAAATCAATAAACTTTTCTCCAAAAAGTTTTGGGTCAACATCTGGAGATAAGCCTAAATTTTCAGGTTCAAGACTTCTAAATAAACCGTCAAATAAAACAGCTTCCTCTCTATCATCACCCATCATTTTTGCAGTTTTAGTCAACCCTAACTCTTTTTTGTTTTTATTCATTATAGTTGTAAGACTTCTAAGTCTGTCACCTGGAGTAGAAAACTTAGAAAATATTATTTTTTCAGTAAGTTCTGGATTTTTTTTTCTTGCTTGATCAATACTATCTCGAGTAAATCCCTCTTCAAATAGTTCCTTAAATGTTTTTTTGCCTTTTAAATTTTCTAAATATTTCCCTGCTTCTATAAAATTAGCTTGTCTAGGAATAAGACTTTGTAATTCTTCAATAGGAAATTCAAGTTGTGTATAATCAAAATTTGTATCAGGACTTTGTCTTAATAATTCATTAGTTCTATTTTTATCTAAACCATATTTATTTGGACCTTGGTTTGGTTTTAATTTTCCTGATTTAATGTCTTTAATTGTTTTATTTAATTTTTTAAAATCATATGGACTAAATTTTCTAAAACTTACAGATTTTGGTCCCATATCAGCTTCTCTCATAACACCTGCAGGTGTAAATCCTCCACCTGTAATAGTCAAAATTTCTTGTGTCTCAACAGGGAATTGTTTTTGTAATTCTGGATCTTGAGCCATCGTTTTTAAATTAGTTTTTCCAAACTTCTTTACTCCTAGGGTTGCTAATTTTTTAAAAACGGCTGGCAGTAATGCAATATCGGTTATATCAATTATACCCATCGCAACACCCATTCGCTCATTGTCAGGTAGGTCATAGTAATCAATACCTGCACGAATATTTTGTGATCCTTTGACTAAATCACTATACATAAATCCAGGTATCTTTCCTAATGCTTGGCCCGGGGTCAGTGGATCATAGCCCGCTGCTTTTGCACGTTCCATTTCATCTCTGTTTAATTGTCTATTGGTAATATCTAATGATTCTAAAATTTGTTTGTTTCTTTGTTCTTGATCTAAGGTCTGTTGATAAGCTTCGGGGTCAGTTATTAATCCTGCAATAGGACCAGCAGTTCTTGCTATAATGTCAGCAATACCTCGGGTCTCTTCTTGAAGTTGTTCTTTGACTTTATCCGCATCTGTTAAATAGGCAGGATCATCAAAAATTACTTGATCATAGGGGTTATATACAGCCATTAATAATACTCCGGTTCTGCTCCGTGGTCCACGGGCTCATCTTCGTAGTCATCGTGCAATGTTACAAAGTTGCCCTTACGAAACCTTAATAATGCTTGACTCATCGAATCCACAAGATCGTCATGTTCCGCATGAGGGAACATCGCACATTCTTCTATCATCTCTTCTGCCCAGCGTTTCTTTGGTGCCCATACTGAACCACTCTCAAAAAGAGGAGCAACAGCGTGCACTCTGGATAACTTATCATTACCACGGGAAGGTGTAAAGTTGATAACAGGGATACCCACCTGCCGTAATTCTTGTATCAAAGGAAGACCCGAGGCCTTCGCTTCAACGATCACGGACTCCGGTTCCCAGTATTTATACTGCTCTAAGGCAACCTTTTTAAGTTCAGGGAACTCAAAACGATCTTTAACAATATCTAATAAAATTATATTAGGAGTCACTTCATCAGGATAGAACACACCCCATGTACTAATAGCACTGTAGTCACTTGTTTCTTTTTTGGTAAACGCCGTATCATAACTCTGTATGACATGCTTGAGCATCGGCATTTGTTCTTTATCCCATTCTTGCCACCACTCTCGTTTGATAATAGCCCCTTCTTCACCAGTCGGGTTCTGTTGCCACTGCGCTTGCCATTTCTGTTCGGATAAGGATGCTTTCACCGATTCTAGTTCTGATAGCTTCCAATACTCTGGCCAGACAGGTTTATCATTGGGTAGGATTGCAGGAAACTCAATCACGTCCCACTGATCCGCTTTCACTTCACTCATGGCACGTGTAAGGTTGCCTGTTAAATCTTTTTCACTCCACCGTGTCATCACGCAAACAATACTACCACCCGGTTGTAAACGCTGACGAGGACCTGAGGTATACCACTCCCATGCGTTATCCATGGCTGTTTGTGATAGGGCATCTTGTTCACTGTGGGGATCATCAATAATTAATAAATCCGCACCACGACCTGTAATGGCTCCTCCTACACCCGCCCCAAAATACTCTCCCCCGTAATTGGTTTCCCATCTACCAGCAGCTTTGGAATCCTGTGATAATTTTACTTCAGGAAAGACAGACTTGTATTCCTCTCCGTCCATCATGTTTCTGACCTTACGACCAAATCTGTAAGAGAGTTCGGCTGTGTGGGTGGTTTGAATGATCTTGGTCTGTGGTTTGTGGCCCATGAGCCAAGCAGGAAAGAGAAAGGACGCAAATTCTGACTTCGTATGACGAGGGGGCATGTTGACAATTAATCTTTTAATCTCGCCTGATAGTACCTTTTCGAACTTCTCACCGATCCTGCGGTGATGTTCACCTTCCACGAACCCCGGCCAAACAGTAGCAACGAACGTTAGAAAGGAGTCTCTTGCCTTTTTTGATAGTTCTAGTTGAGTCTTTCGTAATTCTAATTTTAGTAGTGCTTCCTTTGCTTCATCAGCAGTCATGGAAGTCACATCAAAGTCGTTTCTCATATCAGAATTATTATCATAGATATTATTTGTGTAAATTACAACTGAAGTGGTCATGGTGCAAGTCGGTAGGGGGTAATTAACCCCCCGCCCCCGTGGGGCGGACGACCACCAGATATGGTGGTCAAAGGTTAAGGGACTCCTAGATGTAGTGTTTGGGAATTTTGTTGATGGGTTTGGAGATGCGTGGGCTGGAGATTATCCAGCCCTGCTTGATTTAAAATAAGTCTGAGTGTTTATCAGCCAGTTTAGACAGTAATCGTCTGCCCCAAGCTTTTACCTCAGGATCAGAAGTAGTAGTAATAAGATGATACATTTCATTACTAAGAAAATTAGCGATAGCACGATAATCTACTTCCTTCCTTGTTGTGATAGTGTCGTCTCTTTCAAGTCTTTCGACTTCAGCCAAACGCTCTTGCAAGTCTGCAAAAGGTCTATTGACGACATCATTGTTATTAGGCATGAGTTATAATTTCATGTATCCTAATTAGTTGCAAGTATATAAGATAATATCTGTGGATAACTTTTGTACCTTTTGGTCGCACCCTAAAACCTCAACGAGAATCTCATTGGCTTGACATCTGCTGTAGCAACCAACCCGCATGGCGGTTTTTTATTTATTACTATACGTACGTACCCAAAGGGTAAAAAGTGAATGGAGAATGGAGAAAGGCACGAGGGCAGACGCCCTCGCACTAGAGATAAATGTTATTGAGTAATTGGTTTAATTTGTTTACCTGTATCGAATTCATAAAATTCGTAGTTCAAACCACGTAGCCATAATAACTCTCTATCCAAGAGAGTAGGGCGACCAATTAAGATTGCTAGTATCTCAGACAACTCACACCAAGGGTAATAAAAGTTTTTACCGAAATACTTTTTTCTCTGGACTAAGACTGTTCGCTTGTCTAGAGATTTTAATTTTTGCTTTCTCATTACTGAGTTTGCATTTGTAAGAGGGGAAAGTTCTCTGTTAAGAGTTCGCTCTCTTGATCGTGATCAACAATCGGCTTGAGTTCGACACTCTCAACAATTTGAGTTTTGTACTGATTGTACATTAAAGGTTGCTCAACCTTGAAACGCACACTATCAAACTTTTTATATTCTCGTCTGATAACATTCATCTTGTGGTCAAGACCTTTGAGGACTTTTTCCTCACCGACAAAAGATTTAACTATTATCTTTTGTTCTTTCAACTTCGAACTAATGAAGTTGTTTAGTATTGTTAGTCTTACTAACTTGTCTATTTCCTTCTTCTTGTTCATGTTGCCTCCTTTGGCTTTAGAGCATACAACCTAGCTAGGTGAAGATTTAATCTTACATAACGCATGCTCATGTATTTAATATAGTGATATCCTAACTAATTGCAAGTAATTATTTTAATTAAATTGTGGATAACTTTTTCCAAGCTACACAGGTCGTGCTGTCAGGATCACAGCTCCCGGGGGAACTTCTATATTAATATACCTAAGACCTTAAAGGGTAAGAAGAGAATGGAGAATGGAGACCACGAGCCAGAACAGCAGGAGCAGCGCCCAGCTCGCCAATATTTCACGGAATACTGCACCAATGCCAAAAGGTAGCTTGGCGATGGAAAACGAAACCATCACCACTACCAGTGTTATTATTCCAAAGTAAACTAAAAAAGGCGGCATTAAGTTTGATGAAGCGCCGTGCTTATTTCATCAAAGCACTCCTTCGATTCTTTATCGTCCATGATCTGGCGACACACTTCTTCCGCAGCGTACCACGCCAGCAGGTTTCTAAATTGCAGGTCTGATGCCACGCCACTGGATCCGTTAAAGGTTTCTATAAAATGGAGAATAGAATCAGAGCCACAGTCGGAGTACGAGTCCCACAACATTTGCCAAATCTCCTCTTGATACTTTTCATAAAATGCATTCGTGTCTGCATAGTATATCAGCTCGGGGATCGTGCCCCCCTGGCATCCGTTCAGGACAACGTCAGAGATGCAACTCTCATCCAGGTTGCTTGTGATCCATTCCTTGATGGAGTCTTGTTTAAACTCTACTGGCATGATGGACCTCCTCTCTCCAGCTCACGAACCAGGGACACCTGTCCCAGCCATGTTGAAACAATAATCGGTATTCAATGTGCTTGAAATGGTAATTCATTTTCTTTCTCCTTTGTTTAAGGCTCCCTGCGCATCCTCCACTTGCCACAGGAATTAAGTGATGACCCGCCTGTTGTTCTTAATTTCGTCACGAATTAAGCAGTGTGGATCGGGAGACACATACCTTAAGATATATATAGTCCTAATATGTTGGGATGTCAAGAGGTAAAACAAAACTTTTTTTAGTTAGCTACTCCTGCTGTCAGGAGACCAGCCTGGGATGCCAGCTCCTGTATATAATAGTAATACTAAGAGGTCGTGTGGTAATGGGGAATGGACAATGGAAAAAGGGTGGTGAGCCGAGGACTTCGACTCACCGTTTTGTTTAATGTTTGGCTAACTAAACAAAGAAGGAAGATCTATCCAGTAGCACAATGTACTCCTGCTGTCAACCATCACAGCCAGGGATGCTGGCTGCAGGTTTTTTTATTAAGAGGTAATGGTGGTGGGCCGTGGGAATGGAGTCTAATGGAGCTTCGTGCTTGAACTACCATCAGGAGTCCAGCAACCCAGTAAGTGCATCAGGAGATCCCAGCTCTGGGACCTGGAACCGGGGGCGATGGAACAAAGGACGGGTTTATCGTTAATGGATAATGGATCACGGACAATGGAGCCTGAGAATAATTTAAGGGTCTTCGAAAGAGGGTCTTTGGCAAGTACAAACACAGGACAGCCAGCAGAATAATGCCTGTGAATCCACGCAATTTGATGTGCTGAGAAGTTAAGTTTATTATTGGTTATTATCTTTAACTCTAACCAAAAGCCTCTTTTCCAATATCCAAACAGATCAGGAATACCTAAACCTGTAGAACTTTCAATTCTAGTCCAAATTACTGATTTAGTGTTATTTTTTAATTGTTTCCAGAGATTCTTCTCTTCCGCCATGTTTAATTACCCAGCACCTTTCTTCTTCTAAATCCACCATCAATAACTCAACTCTGAGTTTCTTTTGTAGTGGAGTTAATATTCTATTAATTTGTCTTCCTTTTTTCTTACCATTTAGATATTTCGCAGCTGTTTTGACATCATACAAATGTACTTTTCCACGTTTATCAATGGCAACAATATCTACACAACCAGTATCATGTATCGTCTTGAAGACTAAATTCCCCTTCTTCAGTAGGTAAGTCATCGCAATGCTCTCCGATAAGTGACCCTTCAGATGTGTCTTGTTCAATAACTTCATAGTCTCCTTGAATGGATAGTTTTTTTCTAAGTTCAATTAACTTGTCCTCTACCTCTCCTACCGACATTTGATCAATCGTGCCATGCATAATTTCTTTCCTGTCAATATATAAGCCAGCCACCATACCTCGGTACTTTTCGGCAGCAATAGCTCCTGTGTAATTACCAGCTGCTTCTGCTGAGTCTCTAAGTTCTGCTAGTTTTTGCACATGTGATTTATATGTAATGGAGTATCTACGGGCCAACTCGGCACGCCTTCTATCCATTTCTGCAACAACATGTGGGTAGTATTTAGGGTTTTGTAATTGACTTGCGTTGACAGTAGCACCACTTTCAGCGTATCCAGCATCAATTGCACACTGTTTTGCACTCTGCAAATGCCCTTTTTCGATGAAAATATCGACAAATTTCTGCTGTTTTGGGGTCAATTCAAGCATTTTTACCTGTTTTTTTGATGTAGTTTTTTCCATTTTCTAACTGAAGACCCTCCAAAAAGCCTTATTTTTCAACAAATTGTGTAAACCAAAAGCGATCCGTTTACAACGAGATGACAACTTATTTACAGAGGGAACCCGCGATATATATATGTTTTTACTATATTGTAAATATGTAAACCGATTTTGTTGTTTTCGGACGGTTTTAGATTTAATTTGTGTAGAATAATATATATAGTGATTTACATGAATTGGAGCAATTTGAAATTGGTCCGTGTTTCGTGGCTCGATACCGTTGAACATCCGTCCGGGTGGTATGATAAAGAGGATATCGAAAAGCTTGAAGATGTGGCCCTGGTCCATAGTTATGGATTACTCCTAAAACAATCAAAAAAATCTGTTACGTTAATCGCAGACTTTATACCAGAGTCCAAAGAGTTTGGTCGGTCGACCGTGATTCCCAGAGGAATGATAGAAGAAATAGTAGACATATTCGATCCTACTAATTAAGTGTAGCAATACCTCCGCTAGCAAATTGTTGGCCTGAAGCCATTTGAAACGCTTGTTGATAAGGCATCCCTTGATTCATATACATCGCATAAATTCTTTGTTGTTCAGGGTTCAGTGCATTTACACGTTGATTAATATCTCCAGGATTAAACGCACCTTGAATAAAGTCTTTACCTTGTGAAAATTTTTGCTTCGCAGCATCAAGTATTCTACCGAGCGCTCCACCGCCTGTAATAAATTCACCTGCAGCACCTAAAAGATTACTCACACCACCAGCCATATCACCAAAGAATTGTGCGGTGGTAGGCGCTTGTGCTGTTAGTTCAGGTCGCATCATGGATAACATCTGATTACCTTGAGCGTCACGCATGACAGGCATACCCGGTGTTGTAAAGTTTAAGCGTTCAATGCCCCCTGTGTTAGAAGGTGTTGCACCTAATGATTGTGCATTAAAATATTGTTTGGCTTTGTTTAAATAATTTTGTACGTCTGCGGAGCGACCATATTTTTGTTCTACGTTTGCAACTTGATTTAAAAACTTATCTTTACCACC